CTCACCAGTTGTTGCATCATAAACAATTTTGTTACGGAACTTATTCATAATGTCCGAAACATACTGCTCTGCTTTCAACTTAGGTAAATTACCTACATCAATGTAAAAAATTCTACGTTCAGGTGCACGGCTAATGCGATAAATGACCAAAGCATCTTCGATCATCTTTAACTGATTTACTGGTTTGATTGCCTTATGTAAATAAGACATCATCATTCCAGTGTTTTGGTCTACATATCCTGATGGACAGTAAACAACTGAATCTAACGCAAGTTTAACACCTTGTGTTGTTTGCTCTGTAATACCTTTGTCATTGTAAAGATAGTATTCTTCGATCTCTTTTACAACTTCAATGCCAGTGTTAGCTTGCTTTTCTTTTTTAATATTCTTAATACGACGGATCTTACGAGGATCAATGTATCGTAATTCTACGATACCGTCTTTAATATTTTCTTGATTAATAAGAATTTGGTAATATAATCGACCATCAATGTACCAAGTTCGGAAAGTTTCATGTGCTCTTTCCTCAAACTTAAGAAGGTCTAAAACATTACCGAATTCTTCACGAATCTTTTTCTTAATTGGTTCAGATACTTTAACTTCGTCAAGAACAATCTCAACTGGTTTCTTATCTTCATCTGCAACAATGGCTTCATTAACAATGTCCTCGATGGCACCATCACAATCACTGTATTGTGATACTTCACGATAACGTCTAATAAGATCGTTCTCGTTTTTGATGACACCTTCAAGATCCATGACCATACCGTAATAACCACCAGCATTTACGCCAGTGTTTATTACAGTAGATCCATCAGCAGCAGAACTTGGAGTAACTACACTCGGCAAGTCCTGTTCTTCTTTACGCTTTATTTCAAAGCCAAATAATTGCATTATATAAAAACCTCAGTTAATTATTAAAGTGGTAATGTACCAACTGGAGTGTCGATAGAAACATTGACACCAAATCCAGAAGTAGCACCAGTATTCGAAGTGAAGAAGTTGTAAGTAAATTCTACATCGAATTGTTCAATTGCATTTTGTTGTTCATAATCAAGACCAATTGCAGAAATAGCAGTTGGATATGCGTCTACGAATTTGTATGATTTAATAGTAGCACCATTACGATCTAGTTGGTGTACTGTCAAGTCAACTTGATAGTCAGTTGGATTAGTACGACCATTAGTAGTGTTGTAGTTCTGGATACCAGACTGCCACTGCTCTAATGCGTTACGAATACCAAAAGTAGTGTCGTTATAGATTGATACAGTCCATGGTTGGAATGTACGCTCGCCAGCGAAGTTTACTGGACGACCACGATATAACACACCAATATTTTCTACAGTTGATGCAGGAAGTTGTGCAGCTTTACATAAAAACTGCGCTCTCTGACCAGCAACCACACCTAATGTTACGTAAGATGGGAATGTCATTTCGACACGGAATTGATTAGGGCGAGCACCGCCACCAATCATTTGTGCCTTAAAGTCAGCAATATTTGCCATTTAATTCTCCTTGTGTTCTTTCTTTATTTATCTGTTAGTTATGGGGAGATTTTCATCTCCCCCTTTCAATTAACCACCGATTTCGCTAAAGTTAATAGCGGAACGTGCAGCGACGAATGTCAGAGTAATAAAGTTGATAGAACGATTTGGCTTAACGAAGATATCTGCAACGAATTCGTTACGATCGATAACTTCACCAGTGTTGTTAGATTCATCGCACTTAACAACAAAATCAGTAATACCACGACGTCCCTGAACATCTCGTAAGAATGGCTCAACTAAAGCACGGAACTGAGCACGAGTAAATGAATCGTTAAATTCGAACAACTGGAACTTAGCTGCAGTAGCGATAGCTTTTTCCATAACGATGAATAGACGACGCACGTTGATACGATCAAACGCACTTGGCTTAGCCAATAGAGTCTTGTCACCGAATAGAACAGTACCTTCTCCTGGGAATGTTACAACTGGGTTAACACCAGATTTGTACAATTCGTCACGATCTGTCTTGTTTGGATTGTGTGCCAACTTAACTACGTTCTTGATTTGACCACGATTTAGACCACCTGGAGAGAACCAAGGATCGTTAGTGAAATCAGTACGTGCACATAGACCAGCAATATCACCATTCAATGGAACATAACGATACTTATCGTTATAGCGATCGTATTGATATTTGTAACCTGTGTCAAGAACAGCATAAGAACTGCTTGGTAGAGCATTACGATATGCAATAATTCTATCAGTTGCATCAGATCCAGAACCAACGATAACATCACCTGAATCAACGTCTTGTGGAGATGCAAAGACAACGCAATCTAGACGAACTTCAGCCACGTTATTGATAACATATGTTGCAGTTGCAGCAGACGCTTTACCTAATACGATTAGAGAAACATCATACTGAGAATCATCCACAAATGTAGCAAATGCAGTTTGTTTCTGTCCATCAGTTAATGATAAATCATCCACACCACTTGCTAATGAACGAGTGATAGCAACGCTAGTTGATTTAAATGTCGCACCAATTACTGGAGTACCCCAGTTTGCTTCACCTACACCAGAAGATAACTGGGTTGGGTGATCCATCCACCAGATATACTGTGAACGAGAATTGATAACATCTTTGTAGTAGTTATTAGAACCATCAAATTTCTTGGCATCGCTTGCTTTTGAAACGTAGGCAAATTTCTCAAGAATTTCACCCTGTGTGCCAGTAAATGCACCATCTTCATCGATGATGATAATATGAAGTTCGTCATTTGTTCCACCAGCAGCGTCAGCAAATGAAGAAGTTCCTGGAGCAGAATCAAATTCAGTACGATATTCCCAAGTACCAAAAGTTGCGGCATCTGCCATAGAAACTTTTAAAGAGTTACCTAAAGCACCTGGACAACGAGCAGCAAATTCACCAACAATTCCTGCACCATTAACATAACTGTTTAGATAGTCTTGAGTGTTATTAATTTTAATACCACCAACTGTAACATCAGCGTTAGCAGTTGCACCAGAACCACTACCACCAGTAATAGTAACTGTTGGGTCTGAAGAATAACCACTACCTGGATTTGTTAAAGTGATAGATGTGATTGTTGAAGCTGCAATAGTAGAGGTTGCTGTAGCACCTGAACCACCACCACCTGTAATAGAAACAGTAGGAGCAGTTGTGTAACCAGAACCAGTAGCACCTACGGAAATGCTAGTAACTGTACGAGTAGTTAGAGTTGCTGTTGCTGCAGCAGGTAATGTGATTGTGTCACCAACAGCTGCAGTAATCTCAACAGTTGGAGCAGAAGTATATCCGCTTCCTGGAGCTGTCACAGTGATTGCTGTAATTGCACCACCAGAAACAGTAGCAGTTGCTGTAGCACCTGAACCACCACCACCAGTAATAGCGATTGTTGGTGTATTTGTATAACCAGAACCACCATTAGATACTTGAATAGATTGAACACCTGCTGCAGAAAGAGCAGCAGTTGCCGTTGCACCAGTACCACCACCGCCAGTTAATGTAACTGTTGGAGTAGAAGTATATCCTGATCCACCAGCAGTGACAGAAATATTAGTAACACCACCACCAGAAAGAGCAACTGTAGCAGTAGCTTGAGTACCACCTGGAATATTAGGTGCACCAATTGTAACTGTTGGAGTAGAAGTATATCCTGATCCAGCTGCAGTTAATGCTAAGTTGGTGATAATTCCAGTAGGAACAGCCACCGCATTTCTAGCGTTGGTTGCATCACCACGAACTACTAGTAGATTACTAGTATAAGATAGGAAGTTGGCAGCAGTAAAGAATGAATCTGAGTTAGCGTCAGTCGGACGACCGAATCTATTAACTAATTCGTTCTCAGAAGAGATACGAACTGGATCCAAAACTGGACCCCAAACGAATGAACCTGCAAAAGCACCAACTGAAGTTGCTACAGCTGGAACGATTGAAGTGAAATCTTTTTCTACGACTGCAACGCCTGGAGATAATTGAAACGGCATTGTAATTCTCCTTGTTTAATAAGTTTACCTAGACAAAATCTATGTCTACATTTTATTTAGTTTTTGTGAGTTTTCTCAAAAATTTAGAGGTGGTTTCTCTGGACCACCATCATCATAGAACCCAAATGGAGTCAATTCCTCTTCAATCGCCAGCATTTGCTTCTTGTACATAATTTCTCTAAGGTTTACATTATTTAGGTCTTTAAAATACGAGTTAGTCGTTAGCCAACTAAACAAAACTAACGGCATAACCAAGTCATCGTGATAGCCTTCGTCTGCCTCA